TTATAAAGCTTTATTTTCTTTGTCGGAAGGGTCGGTTGGCTTTATTTTTTCTCCACTCGACTTGGACTCAAAAATAGCTACCGCATTCCGCAAAATATCCGGCATCGGCACTCCCATTCTGCCCACATTTTCAATAATGGACAACAGCTCGTTCGCTAAATAAAAGAAAACGACGGCATCCCGGAAGTAATGTGCATCCCCGAGAATACCGTCGATTAGATGAGCTACCGTAATCATCAAAAATACCGTAACCTTGCGAAAAATACCGTAATACCCGTCTCGGCTTTTCAGTTCACCGTTAATCCAGGCCGCAGCCCATCCGGTAAAAAAGTCAATAATGACCATCCATAACAACAATGTCAGCATCGTCGTCCACCCTCCGAAAAAATAACCGATCAAGGTCCCCGTGGAAAACCCCAGCCAAATCTGATCGATCTTTTCATGCATGTTTGTTCCCCCTTTTGAACCAAGCTTTAAAGTGAATGCCCTTGGACTGATCCAAGGGCATTTAAAAACACGCTCTGTGTGGCATCATTTAGTTGTTACTTAGCTCTGTCCTTATTCGAAAGCATACCATTGATAAGCTTGTATTTTAACATTGTTAGATATATAAACGGTTGCACTGATATTAAGATTAAACCCACCCGGTACTCCTGAATAAGAAACAGAAGCATCTGCACCTCTATAAGTGCGAATACCTGCAAGATTGCTAATATAACCGTTATAATCACTAGTACTACTGGAAATTGATATGTTAACCAATACGATGCTAGGTGTAAACGACAATCCTGAGACTGCTAACGATAACAAGGGATTCGTAGATGTCGCGGATACCTGACCATTAAAATTCCCGCTCGCATATTTTTTGGTAGATAATCCACTTATTGCTGACGCTAACTGATCTCCGGTCATACCAGAGTTGGCGCTGCCGCCTTTGCCAGTGATAGCGTTAGCGACCTTTGATTTAAGATCACTGGCTTGCGTAAAAGCCTGGTCTGCCCGGCTATAAGCCTCATTTGCTCGATCATTAGCTGCTTTAACCGCACTTGGCGTAGCTGCCTGATCTGTGGATGTGCTTCCGGTAGATGTATTAAGTTGCACAATCCCCCTAGCCTGCGTAGAAGCAGATGGTAAATCCGATGCAGGATGCGTATGCGCCTTGGGTGCTGCATAATCTTTCGTATATTGTTTGGCATTGGCCTCCGCGGTACTCCATGCCACTTGCTTGGCTGTCGTAACGTGAATATCTGTATTGCTGGCATGATTATCTAACGCTTCCTTAGAAGCAACACCGTTTCCAGCCGGGTCCTTTTTGATATTTTCAACCTGTGCAGCCAATTCCTGATCGTTAGCATAAAGGGTATCAATCGGTCCATTCAGGACGTCCGCATGTCCTTGGTCGGTAGTAACAAATCTGCGTGGTTGTTGTATGCTCATACTTTTTATCCTCCTTAATAGATGTCATCAATTTCAAAAACAAATTCCATATCACTATCCTTGATCTTATTGCTCATTGTACGGATAGCCGTCAGCTTCCCCGCTGAATCTACCAAAGCCAGCTCATTAATCGTCTCACCCGCCAATTCATTTTCTGCCAGTGAGCAAGTATATCGAATTGTTGCAGGAGCAATAAATTCAAAGCTCGTAATATCCTTTTGAACCAGTTCCTTTTTCAACACCTGTTCTGTTCCATCCAAAGGCAGTGGCTTCCCTGCTTGATCCACACCTCCGCTACCAAACGCCATTTTTACTACTTTTGTCAGCGTTCCTCCCTCAGCGCGGGCACGAGCCATTTGTTCCCTTGCATATGCAGTCGTGACTGTCAAAACTTGTTCTGCCATACTTACCATCCTTTCTATCTTAAAAATAAAAGTTATATTGGTTTAGATTGAAATGACTTTCTCGGTTGAGCTTAACATCTGATTACCGTCAAGCTTCATACTTCCATCTAACTTCCAATAATGGTCTCGAATTATCATTCTGCCTTCCTGATGATGATTCACTCGATGCTTGAAGACAAATTTCGAACGGTTTGAATAGCGCATAGGTTCCTCTGTCCACCCGGACAAAGAAGCTATTCCGTTCAGTAACTCGACACCATCTAAATACCATGGCTTCCCACCAAAAAAGCGAACTCTCGAACGTAATCGAATATGAGAAACCATTTCATTCTCATGAAGAAATGCAAGCCTAGTTTTGTTATTCATATAAAAAGCAAGATGAGCAGGCTTAATATCCTCGATGATCTTTTTGAAATCAATCATATTTTCAGGGATTCTATTTTCAAAGCTTATACCAAACTTGTACTCAGCCGGATAAAAATCTACTTCCCCATCGACACCAAATGAGTTCATGATTTTCCGTATTAAATCCCCTGAAAATTTGCCACTCCCACGAAGTTTTGACTCCACAACAGATCGCCGCTGTTCCAGCGGCTTTTCCAAATGGATCGGGATACCCAACTCCATTTCCCAGCGTTCAAGCCCCCAAGTGGCGGTGCGAACAAAAAACTGAGCTAACGTGTCATCTAGCGCAAGGTAAAGAGCATCTAGTTCGCTACCCTTTGCATCCATATCGACGTGCATAACACGGGATGCTTCGTAATAGGCAGGAAGATAGGAAAATAGCTCCGGTCCAAGCGAACTGAACATTCGTTTACTAAAATCATCCGTTACATCTTGGATAACAGATTCTTTTTTTTCGTCAATATCCATCCATACTCACCATCCCCAGTTCTACCCCCTGACCGAATTGAATCGTTATAAAAGGATTGCTTTGTCTGTTCATTTTCAGCTTGGAGAAACCCATTATAATCAGCTTCATTTTTCATACATGCTCGTTCCTCCTTTGGGTACAGGCTGCTTTGCTCAGTTCTCTATACTGTTTTCTTACGGAAAATAGAGTTATACCATTTAACCGTTTCTTCCTGTTCATTCAGAGCATCAGTTGATGACGAATCTTCTAGATTGTCCAATACCAGATCAGAACGATGGGATAAAATCATTTCCTTCACTTGTTTACGTTGTTTTTCATCTAAAGCGTAGCTTCCCATGATAGCTGCTATACTACCTTCTCCCCGATCATAGCGGGTAACACAAGCATAAGCACAAATACGTAATTGAGTCTCTGTTAAAGCAGTCATAGTTATGACTTCACCTCTTTTTAAATAAGAATTTTGCGGCTAAACAGGAGTCAGTACATGGTTATTTTCCTGTGTTACCAAGTATGAGCTGGGTCAGCGTTACTTCGAGATCTGCAATACGCTGCTTCAATTGATCTGTCTCACTTGGCTGTTGCTCTGCTTTTTGTGTCAGTTCCTTAATCGCTTCCTCGCTCAATCCTTCACTCCAGAACGTCGTTGGATCTCTTCGTTCTGGAGCCGTAAATGTATGCGTAAAATATACCGGTTCGTCCCCGCGTTCGTTTTCCAGCTTGTTTTGCCATTCATCATGCAGCTTCTGAAATACTGTCTGAGCTTCCTTGTTCAACTGCTCATACGCGTCCTGTGCTTCTATCACCTTTTGACTATATTCCGCTTCATAGGCCAGCCAGCCTTGGATATCAAAACGAGGATGGTATAGACCGGGTGGCACTGGAATTCCTACTGTATAACCAGCAGGGATGCTTTCTGAACTTGTTCTATCTATGTCACTAGAGCTACTATCAGTAAGCTGATAGGTGTCTAGCTGCTGGTTTGTATCAGATAGCGTGGGCGAAGATGGAGTATAAAAAGGGACGACACCCGAAAAGGCATCGTCCACCAACTCGTCCTCCAGATAGAGGCCGTTTGTATTTACTTTAGGTACTGCTTTCATGTGTTATCCTCCTTATTGCTCTGCTATGAATGGCGGGAAAAGGAGACTCACTGAGGTGCTATCTTTTGCCCCTCCACCACCAAAACAAACTCTTCCATCCGGGAAAATATCAAACTGTACTAAAACAGGCCCGTTGGGTCCATAACCATAAGATACCGGACTTTGTATGCTGATTGGTCTGTAACCTTGCGGAAGAGTAAACAATGCCAACCCTCCATTTGTCAAACCGTTTACGATCAATCCCCTGATATGGACGAACCCGGTACTTTCCTTCATTATTCCTACGGGTCTACTTGTAGCCCACCCATTAAGCAACGTTGGTGAAATCCATGCAGGATTATCTTTATCAGCCTTCTTGTTCTCTACCACAGACAGACGCGTGTTTGCTTGCTGTACGCTGTCCACCAAGTCTGACAGCAGCGTCTTTTCGTTGGCTGCGTATGAGGCTGTAAACGGTACGACTGGCGATGATGCAGCCATAAGGTACGTGACGCTGTATGACTTTTCTGGAGCGTATGCATACAGGTAATCTATATAGATATTTCCGTACCATCCTCCACCTGTGGCGGTAATCCCCCACCGGAATGGCTCCGAAAAACCATTACCGTACACTTTCAAAATCTTAGAGGGCAAGTTTTTTAGTGGGTTGGTATATCCTCCTATACCTATATAATTAATCATCCATCTGCCCACCACGTTTGGATAAACTAAAGGCTTTGAAGGTTCCCGCAATACAATCCCCGTGCCCACTTCAACCTGGTTATCTCCCTCAACAAAGGCGAGTTGACCCTCGCTTATGATAGGCTCAACTGTAGGCGTTGCGAGTTGATATACAAGTTGGTACGGCGTGTACTCTGCATACGATTGCTGAGGTACGGTTTGGGTAAAGTTAGGTGCTCCAATGCGCTGCACCCAATATTTAGTGCCTGTGCCGTTCCACGTTGCTGTAGTCATGGCTTGGGCATTTGCAGGAGTGATGGTATTAGCGTCATACGCCTTATAGCCGTAAAAGTAGGCTTTGATGTCGTCTTGTGTCGGGCCGTAGCTGTCAGCCCATCCACTATCTGCAACCGGAATACCAAAGTAAATATCCCCCGCCGCTGTAACGGCGTTAGAATCGGCGGTGTTGCCTGTGCTACCTTGCGGCACTATCTTACCGTCAAACTTTGTACCAATACCGCTACCAGCCACCGCGCCCAGTGCTCCACCTACCAGTTTTACTTGTCTGACTCCTCCAGTAGCGCCGCCCTCGCCTTGCACCCATGCCATACTACCATCCATCGTCAGACATTGCCATTTCTTAGCTTTGAAGTATTGCCCATCTTTTTCAAATACCGTATCGGCATTAGCACCAGTAACCGGATCGGCGTACAGATCTGTTTGTAATGCCAACATGGAGTCTTCATGCGGCTTGAATGGCTTGGCTGTGCTGCCGATGTTGAGCATTATGTTATCAAACACGAAAGTCCCTGTAGCTCCCTCGGCGGCATTGTTTTGAAGCTCAATGCCCATGCGGTAACAGTTGTTTGGCGTTGTTATGCTGGTGTTAAAAAGGTCGCTTATAAATATGCCGTTAGCATCGTAAAAGCTTACCCGTACATACGTACCTAGTGGGATAGTACCTGAAACCTTATAACTCTTTCCTGGCGCACAAGGTACCACAACCGATGAAGCTTGGTTTCCCGCCGTAGCCTTTAGTTGCAGCTTGTATGGCTCTAGAGCGATTGCGTTAGCATGCTTATTCCATTCATAAAACGGCGGCAACAGGTTTTCACCGTACCGTATCGCGTACGGATTGCGTACAGGCATTACACTGTCTACATAAGGCCATTTAGCAGCCGCTTGCGCTGGTGTATAGCTTGCCGCTGCTGCGTAGTCTGCCTCACTGATCTCGTACACCCGCACGCTGTCTAAATTAAACGTGTTCCCGCTGCTGCCCGTACCCGTGATTGTTACGATGTGAAAATAGTCCTTCGCCGTGAACCGTACAACAGACGGCGCAAAAACAGAGGCAGAAGTTACCTCGTTACCCACAGCACCAGTAATACCATTTATGGATATAGCCACCTTGCTGGTATTACTACTTTTCACGTCCGCTATAGCAATATATTTTCGTCCAGGTGTGGTCAAAAAACTTGCAGACACGGTTGCCGGTACACTACCCAGCGTAATTTTAAACGAGCTACTACCGTTGGTCTTGTTATTATTATCAATTGCAATAGCTACGTTTGAGGACCAGTCGCTTACGGTTTCGCAGCTTCCCATCCGCCCCAACAAATTCACCAACATACGCCCGCTCATCCCTGTCAGCGAAAACGGCGATGCCTTTTCCGCATTAACAATCTGTACTCCGGGTTCCAAAGTTACCGCCTTACGCTCCGTCGTATCCAGACGTTTCTTGATCTCATTTACACCGTCATTCACATCACCTGCGAAATCATCTACAGAGCGCCAGTTTTGGTCCAAATACTTCTCCAGATCAAAATACGTGGTTTTGGGCGATGTGCGGTCAATTTGATTTAAGCCAAGATTTGGTGTTTTTTCACTTACCATGCTATGCGCCACCTCCTAAATATCTATCCTGGGTTGTATGTTCATTTTCATAGAGGGTCATAGACTCAACTTCAGCAATGGTCAGGTAGCGTAGTTTGTACTCCACTGCCATGTGGGCGGGCTTGATCTCCTCGATAGCTGCTTTAAGATCGTCCACGTTGGGTGGAATCCCGATGGTATCTATAAATTTGACCGTAAATCCCCATTCGGCAGGATGAAAAATAACATCTACCGTACCTCCGTCATACGCCTCTGCTACATTTTTGACAAGCCGGCCGGAAAAAGTTCCTGCCCCTCGCAGCTTCGATTCCACCACCGCACGCCGTTGGTCCAATGGCTTCGCCAGGTCGGTTTCGATCCCCAGCTCCATTTCCCAGCGTTCCAACCCCCACGTGGCGGTACGTACGAAAAACTGTCCCACCGTTGCATCCATTGCCAGATACAAGGCGTCCATTTCGCTTCCTTTAGCATCCATATCGGAACGCATCACACGTGAGGTTTCATAATAGGCAGGCAAATAGGAAAGCAGCTCGCGTCCCCGCTCGCTGCTCATTTGGCCCAATGTATCTCCCGCTATAGTTACCCGATTAACAAAAGTGTCAATACGGTTTGCACGTTTTCCCTGCTCTGGATTGTTCAATAAATCTTCAAAGCTGTTCGTTCCATTGTTACTCACTAACGCTCACCGTCCCCAACACTGCCACCTGACCTGAGCCAATCTCAATATTCTGATTGCTCTGTCCATTAATTTTCAGTTCAGAGAAATCAATAATAATCGGAATGTCCAGCAGCACAGCAGAAATCCGGGTGTAACGTACCAACGGGTCTTCCTTGTAAAAAGCAAGCTGCTTCAAATACGTCCGCACACCGCTTTCGATCAGCTTTTTGATTTCATCCAGTGTAGACGGCTTCTCTTTGGTACGCTGTACCTTGACTGAGATGTTAATCTCCACTTCTGCCGCTGGCATGATCGTCACCACAGGACCCGCTGGTGCCAGCCCTTCTCCTTGCCCATCCTGCGTCGGATCGATGTACTTCTGCACCGCAGCGACGATATCTGGGCTGGCTGCTCGTTTGTCCGTATCCAGCACATATAACCCCACTGTTCCTGGCCCTTTCCAGAGCGGAACAACTTCTACGCCACCAACTCCAGCAATCTCATTCGCCCACTGGGTATACTGCGCCTTGTTGCCACTGGTGCCCTGGTTCCGCACCTTGGCATAAAAACGCTCCAGCAACAGCTGGTCGCTCTCAACGTCTGTACCGCTTTTGGTTTCCTCCGTATTAATCACAGAGGCAACCCCGCTAATCGGAGTGGCCATCACCTGGATGACACCCGCAGGCACATTACCGCTACGCCCGGGATTGACCGCCCTAATAGTCGCTTCCCCGGCACCTTGTTCATCCAGCGTGACCGAAGCCGTGATCGCATACTCAATAGAAGCTTCCCCGGATACATCATCTGCCGGGGTCGCTACCAAGGTTCCCACCGGGACGGTCGTTCCCGCTGTGCCCGTGAACGTAACCATACCTGAGGCGGCAACCGCTTCTCGCCGTGTCACCCCATGCTCTGCTGTCCGCAAATCCAGCTCCGGCGAACGAAAATCCGGGTTGTCGCTGGCTGCCGTGCTGGCAAAACCACGTCGCAGCAGTTCCTGCGCCCAAATTGCTGCTTCAGAGAGCATAAACGCTACCGGCGCCTGTGCATCCCAAATAAAAGAGCCCTCGGACTTATCCATGTCCGAAGGCACTTTTTCCAGCATCCGATTTAAAATTTCCTCTTCCGTCTGGTCTACCAAATATTCCGGCAAGTCTGCCATTAGATCACCACACTTTCCACAATTTCCGTTTCATCTCGCACGTTCGTAATCTGGCAGCTAAAATGGCACGCCTCACCTTCCCAGCAAAACGTGAATTGATCCACACTAGCTGTACGTGCATCTGCTAGTAACGCCTCCGTGACCATGCGTTTAATTTCACTTTCCTGCACACCGTGCCCATAGCTGCTGCCAATCAGCTCCTCCAGCTCGCTACCATAATCAGGTGAATAGATCACATGCCGGTAGCGAGGAGTGCGAATCGCTTTTTCACACCACTGTACCCAGGCTTCTTTCTCGCCTGTAGTCACGATTTTACGGCTAGGGCTCATAACAAACTCACCAGCTTCAAAATCAAACCGCCAGCTTCGCCCAAATATTGCGCGGTTATCCTCCAGTACATCCGGGTTGGTCATATCCGTGTCTGTCCAGATCATATCATCTGTTTCGGGAAATAAATTAGCCACGTCCACTCACCACCTTGCACACGACCACCACATCATTGCCGCTATTCACCCGAACCGCAAGTACACGATCTCCGGGCTTGAGTCCTTCGTTCAAGCTAAGATTCACATCCTCCAACTCGTCTTCCCCGATATAAAAGGAAGTTTTCAGCTCTTTGCCTTCCCAATTTTCTGATTCCACTGCGGTTGAGGTACCTTTGTACATATGACGTGGTACAGACAGCAGTCCCGGCAACTCCGCGACCAGATAATCCTGAAGCTCATGTTTAAAATCGTCCAGCTTGAGTCCCGTGGAGGTGATCGTGCCTAATACCGCGCCCACTCCACTCAGTGCTTGCCGGGTGTGTCCCGCCATAGACGATTGCATTACACTTACAAATGCACCATAGGGGTCTTTACTCAAGAAAATACCTCCTTTTAACCATATCGAAGGAAGCGAGCTCTAAAGTCATATTTCCCGGGTTTCCCAAATCCCGACTGACCGAAGTAACAATCAACTTTAATCCTTGTAACATCACAGCTTCACCAGCACGTATGGTATTAATATCTGGTAAATTAACTGTAAAAGTTTCCTGGATTCCAGTTAGATGACTTTTAGCAAGCTTACTGGCTCCACCAGCTGCTTTCACTTGATCATCTTCCACCAGTTTTTGCAAAGTACCTAGCGCTTTAGTATCCCCTTCTGCTACAGCCAGCACCTTAGACGGCACCTCTTGTCCGCTTCCTACGTTTTCATTAGCTGTCATTACTTTGACTTTAGTTACAGCTCCCTCGAGTGTCCGCAACTGCGTAAGATCAATAAATCGATCTAACACATAGGGGGAAGGATTGCTACCGATTTTAAATAGCTCCAATCCAGCACTTGTCATGCGTAACTGGTACAAATCTCCGCCCAATTTTGCTGTCTCTTTCAAATCAGCAAGCATCATGGAATATAGAGTCTGGGCACGATAAATACCTTTTCCTAACTGTACTTTCGTGTCGGGTATTGAGGGAATTTGAAACTTCCAATCCTTCGCGTATTTACGCAACCGTTGTGTGGCCGTTTGTCCTTTGGGAAATAAATATTCATCCTCGGATTTATCCAAATAAATCGTCCGGTCATATACCACCAGAGAGAAACGTTTTGTACCGCTGTTTGAGCTCTCTACTTCCCACACAACGGCAGGGTGGAGAAGTGGTACCTTTACATTTTTTCCAAATGGAATTCCACTGACACGAATAGGCATCCCTGGGGTAATCGACGGCATATCCTGAGAAGCAGCTACACGGATGCTGGCCTGATATGCAATTTGGTTTAGAGCATCTTTTAAAGTTATTTTTTCGACCAGAGGGGTAAGATCATATTTATTTTGAAGGATTACTTGGTAGCTCATGGCATCACCAGCTTTTGGCCCACTTTAATCTTATTCGGATTGTTGCCTATTATCTTTGTGTTCATTTGATATATACTTTTCCATTTGGAACTGTCCCCCAATTCCAGCTTTGCTATTTTAGAAAGTGAATCTCCAGCTTTGACAGTATACGTCTTAGATTTGGTTTTAAGATTCGTGCGTGGAAGGTTACTAGAGTTTACTTTTTTGGGGGAATCCCCTTTCCGCAACACTATTTTAGGTTCACGCCATGTACGCAAAGTAATTTCAAAGTATATATCTCCTGCCTCGCCTCCCCGAAAGGTCGTATTATGGGCAATGATAAAAACAGGAACATTAATTAGCGTATTCGTAATAATAAATTGATACGGCTTCTCTGCTTTTAACATTGCATTTAACTTGTCCATCGCTTCGTTAGGATCCGGAATATTTTTATAACGACAATAAGATGCATCATACACCTTGGGAAAAAAAGAAGAAAAGGTGATTTCTTTCACCTTTTCTCCTTGTGGAAAATCAAATTCTCCGTGTGTAAGCATCGTAACTGTCTCATATCCTTTTTGTCGTGAAATATTCACCTCTTCAGGATTAACCGGGAATTGAAATACACTTTTACCATTAATAAGAAAAAAGTCTATGTTCATAGCCCCCCTCCTTTCTACTATGATAGATTTACGTTAGGCTAGTACAGCTTTACCTTTTTTAAGGGAACTATTGTCCCCTCCACCTCTATTAATAATTGCCTGTCGCACCTCATTTACAATCCGGTGTCCCACTTGAAGTGCCATTGTGTCGAAATCAATAGAATCTTCTTGAACTGTTACCTGTACTGCTCCCGGAGGCAATGTTACACTGATTTGGTTGTTCGTTTCTGTCTTGAAGTCTTTGAGAAAACCGGAGAAGCTACTCATTTGTTCATCCGTTATTTGCACGAGCTGCGGAGTTGGCTTTCCTCCACTCATCGTAGGAATCTGTGAACCACCTGGCCCCATGCCTTGAATTACCTTGGAGCGGTTTTGGGCATGCTGGATAAAAGATGGTAATGGCAGTCCTGGATCAACCGAAGGAAATCTTGACAGAGCTAATGAAGCCCCAGGTACAGTCGAAGCGGGATTATAAGATTGTGAGGCCTTAATTACAGAAACAGCAGGTTGTGAATTTTCAGGTTTATTTGAGTAACCAAACAAATTAGAGAAGTCACTTTTCAAACTTTCTGTTTGACTAGAAAACCAATTACTGACATCAGATGCTTTATTACTCATCCAATCTGTAGCTTGGGAAGCTTTTTCACCAACCCAATCCTTCGCAACACTTGCTTTCTCGCCAATCCAATCCTTTGCACCAATAGCTTTTTCTCCAACCCAGTCCATTGCAGAAGTAGCTTTTTCTCCGGCCCAATCACTCATTTCAGAGAACTTTTGAGCTAACCATTCACCTGCTAAACTATCTACTATAACACTAGCAATTGCACCAATAAGACCACCAATTACAGTACCTATACCCGGAGCAATCATTGTACCAATAGCTGCACCAGCTGTGGTAAGACTACTTCCTAAAACTGCTGATGTAATAGCAGCCGGACGTTCTTCCGGCGAAGCAGTAGCAATGTCTACAATATCTAATACTATGCTAATTGGGCCAAGCAGCTTCTTGCCCCCCTTCATTGCTCCCTTGCCTATCTTTTTAAGCATATTTCCTGGATTTTCACCAAGTATTTTTTTACTGAAATCAAAGATTTTTCCAAGTGTCCCCTTATTTCCATTCGGTCCTCCTGGAACTCCTGGCTTATGAGGCTTAGAGCCAGGCTTTGTGGTAAAAATACGTTTTATCGTTTCCCACAGCTTAGGAAGTCCTTGTTTCTTTCCAGGATTTTTTTTGTTGTTCTTATTTTTGTTTTTGCTTTTACCATCAGGTCCATCTTGTTCAGCAATACTTTTCTTATTGTTTCCTTTTTTCCCACAGCAACAATCACAGATCACCTTAATTTTTGGAGAAACTCGAATAGGACCTGTTTTTACATTGATCTTAGGCGCATATTTTGGAGCTGCAACTCTAATATTCAATCTTGGTGGTTTTACCTTAATATCATAATTAAAGTTAAAGTCAAATTTAGGATCTTTTATTTCTATATTTGCAGTAACACTGATAGACTTGTTCACTATATTGGAAACATTTAAATTATTTCCCCTGTTGCCGCCCTTAGCTCTCTTCTTATTTGTATCGTCTTGATCAATGCCCGTTTTAGCACGTGCAACAATATAGGCATCCTTAAGACTTTTTAGCTTTCTGATAAGCGCTTCGAGCACTGGAGTCGCCTTATCAATCAGAAAGACTTTTGGCCTAATTCGTAGCCGACTAAGACGAATAGCTAGGCTGTAAATATTACCTAGATGCCTATGCATATACTTGAGTTCCGTATTTAGCTTAATCAAACTCTGATAACGGGTACGACCTAAGCGATCAGAAAGCCTTTGTATCTGCTCAATATAGCGACTTGTCGCTTTAAGTTCCCGGTTTGTAATGATTAAATCCTCTACATCTGTAACAATATTAACTCTATAGTTACTTGAGCCTGCCATCTACTCACCTCCTTGCGTATCTATTATTGCTGTATTTGTTTTGACAATGCGTCCAGTTCCTCTTCTGCAAAAGCGATTAACATGGATTTTTCCCCTCTGTTTAAGGACCAAAACTCTCCGGGACGGAGATGATGCCGTATCCACAGATGATACAGCACAGTCGTCATTCCGCCGGAGCGAATCAGTTTTTTAGATCATCAATTTCCACACCGAAGCCGGACAGTTCCAGAACTTTGTCACCTACCGCATCCAGTTCCCCTGCCAGAAGCATACGGCGAACAGCCTGTTCACCACCGGACAATTTAAGCCGGCTAGTAATTCGCGGATCACCCCATCCATTAATTTGCAGACCTTTTACCTCTAGACCAGCCGTAGCTTCAGAGATAAGCAATGCATTAAATGTTTCTGTATCTACTTTTTCATCCACACGGCCTTTAATGGTTTTACGAATTGTGCACCGTTCACGAATACTATCTACTTTGTTGGACGTCAAACCACGAAGTGTGAGAAGCATATCCAGGCGTTGAATTCGAACAGTTTCCTCAGGTAATTTGTCTGCAGCTTCAAAAAGACTATCTAAAATTTGTTCTTCTGACATATTTTCAGGCAAGCTCATAAGTCATTCTCCCTTATTGTTCATTTGTATTTGGGGAATGGAATGCCTGACAGCATCCCATCCCCCGTTTTTCAATTTAGTTTGCTACAATCGGATCAAGAAGCTCATAACCTTCGAAAGTGAAGGTCGTTTCTTCTGGCACTTCTTCTCCTGCAGTCCAATTAGCCAACTGAATCTTATCTGGCATGCAGCGAATCAAACGAACACGTTCATGTCCAAAAGATTCGGGATCGTCCAGCTTGGAAATAATATCGAATTTTTCAAAACCGCGACGGATCATATCAGAAGTTACTTTGTAACCACTCATCGTTCCAGTACCTTTTTTAGCTCCATTTTTATGCACTTTCCAGGTATTACCTACCAGATTCAGTTCTCTTTTATCAATTTCCACGCTGGCTTCCAGCTTATTAATATGTGTCTGCCATACCCCATCAATATATGCCTGACCATACGTACCTAAAATGACTCTTGAAGCATCCAACATTTATTTTTCCTCCTCAAAATAATCCATAATATAGTTCGGGATTTCACAAAATCCTCGTTGTTAACAAGCTACTTTATTCCTGCTGAATGGCTGCGAAATGCTCATACACGTAAAATGCTTATTTATTGCACGTAAAATGTGCCGAACAGTTGCTCCATCACATCGGTGAGCTTCACGTTCCATTGCAGGAACACTTGATCCGGCTCCGGTTTGATGACTGGCGCATCGCCGTAGTAAGCCGGGTCGAGAATGACATCGTAGCCGTCTGCTTCGATGACGTTGCTCAGCGACAGCTGTGCTAAGTATTCTTTGATTGCACCGATAAGCGCCAGACGACCTTCCACCGTGTTGTTGATTTTGCCGATGTAAGTCTCTTCGGCTGCACGCTGCAAGTCAGCGTTAATAGCGTCCATAACGCGGATGGAGCGGATTTTCTTCCATGCGTTGTTTTGCCCGGCAGATGGATTCACCAAGCTGTTGATGCCACGCAGCGCTTTGACCTGACGGCCGTCGAAGAACAGCAGGAAGACACCGTTACGGACAGCCTGCTCCTGCTCGGAACGTGTCCAGCGGCGGGTTACATCCTCAAAAGGCGTAACGGCATACGTTGCCGATTGATTCAGACGTTGGCCTGCAATCAGGCCAGCTACATAAGCAGCCGTTTGGGCAGAACTGTAGTCCGTACCTGCCAGACGTACGCCTGTACCGACGTTCACGATGCCTTCATGGTTCAGTGCCAGAGAACGTGCAGAGGCCAAGCTGACGGCTGTTTTGGACACATCATCTGCCGCAGAACCGCCGAATACAGCGATTACGCCTTTACCTTCGTTGCGGACACGTTTGATCCAAGCAGCAAAGCTTTGCAGCAATGCCAAATCAGCTGCATAATCCAGGGCCAAGACATTAAATTCCTGTCCTTCAAGTGCCTCCTGCATCGCGATGTAATCGGCATTAACCAGCTTGCTATTGCCGCTGTTGCCGCCAGTAAGGTGTACGCCGCTGACATCCACCGGAATGCCGCCGTCGCCGACAACCTCGGCCTTCACCCATACGTTTTCGCTGTTCTCGTTCATGGCCTTGGCAATAGAGGCAGCCGTACCGTCACTGCCTTTGTACGTGCCTAGCAGCTTGGTTCCTTCATAAAGGCGCACTTCACGAGCTTGCTCATCACCCAAAGTTGGCTGTACAGTTACAGCAAAACCATTACCACGGCTACCTGTGTACAAAGCCTTCAGGCGCAGCACATCCGCCGGGGTCGCACCGCCGCTTTTCAGCGTCACAGATGCTTCAGCAGCTGTATCATCTGCCAAACGGTAGGCTAACAGCTTTTTCGGACCACCCAGCAAAGCCAGATACAGCGTCGAATACGCGGTCGCACCGTCCAGACTGTCTCCCGAAAAGATTTGGCTGATTGCCGTTTCACTGCCGATCTCTACAAACTCACGTACAGGGCCCCAATTCGCCTTAACGGGTACAACGACCGTACCACGCGACCCACCTTGAATCGCTGAAGCTGCTGCTGCCTGAAAATTCATATACAAACCCGGCAATACCGGTTTATTCGTGTTTTCCCATGTTCCGCCTGCCATAATTAGTCCACCTTCGCTTTCATAAATTGTTCGATTTTAGTGTGTGCTTCTGCTACCGTAAACAGCTTGTCCTGTGTGCCAAAAAAGGCGCCTGCCAGCACTTCTTCTTTTATGGAAAACAATTGTTCTGCGTGCTCCTTTAGCTCCTCCAGCGTATAGCGGGGGCCACTTGCTTCCTGCCCGGCATGTACCGGGGCCTTCTCATGGTTTTCCAAGGTCACTCGGACCACCTCATTTCAAAATTGGATGAATTTCCACTCTGCGAATCAACGCCGCTTCCTCAGCCGGGCGCATACGCCGCTGTACCAGCATCAGCCGAAGCTGACCATCTAAAATGGCATCCGCCTGCAAATCGGCTGAAGCTTCAGCTGTAGACATATAACGGCCCTTGTCCTGATCCAGAGGAAGCTGGATTTGAGCGGCAAAGCCCTCGATCAGTGCGGAAGCTGCGCGGTTTTCTTCAGTGGTGTCTGGGGCAGTAATATGCCCGATGAACCGTTTGCGCAGCTCATACATGGAGGCTCCCGCCATCCTAGTTTCGCAGCCGCTCATCCGCCACAGTACCGCTTGCCGCCCCGGCTGTGCGGGCCAAGCGTCGGCGTATACCGACCACGTTTCGCCCAGTTGCTTCTGCGTCCAGCGGACCAGCGCGGCCAGCCACTCTTCTGGCTGTGTAGCACCGCTTGCTGGAACGGCCGAACCACCTTCCGTCTCAGGCACATACACGCCAAAACGCAACGTTCTATAGGCCTTCCCCGTAACGGTGTCCAGCTTTTCTGCATCCCGCACGCCCAAATAGTGCGCGGTAAAAGCCGATGTGTCCTCACCTGCACCTGTCACTGGTTCACGGTGCAGCCCGGCAATCAGGGCATTCGCCCATACATCAGCCTGCGCCAGCCCGGCTTGTCCTGCGTACAGCTTGATGCGAACAACCTGCCGATAGCCGGCCCAGGAAGACTTCCAGATTTCCTCGCCCAGCGCCATAACAGCATACGGCTCCTCTGCCGTCTGCGACGGTGGCTGAACATCGTATACACGCCCTTGCAGCGCTGGAATAATTTCAATGAGCTTTTGCTTAAAGGCTTGTCTCATCCTGCGGCATGCCACCTTTGCGTACCCTGCGTTCGCATGTTGTGGCTATTCAGCCAGGCTTTTTTCCACTTCCGTGTTCTCATCCGGCGCAGCCTCGTACTCATGCATTGCAGCATCCCTTGCTTAGGCAACACGACTCCTCCTTTCTATTTAACGAATTCTCGGGAACCGACAGAGACGATCACCGCATGAAAAAACCGGCCCTAATGGCCGGCTAACGTTTGACTGTGTGTGTCTTCGGTATGTCCTCTTGTCTTGATTCCCGATGATATAATCTTACACCCTAATAACGAATGCGTTGCCGGGGAAATGGACGATAAAAGCAGAGACTAGGGATGATGTTGGGAGGTTTTTAGAGAACGTGTGTTCTTATTATAAAAAAAGACCTTGATCCCTGTTATTACAGGAAATCAAAGCCTTTTAGGAAACTATTTTAAAATAGAAATGAGAACGAATGGATAATTATTACACTAACCCAATTTTCGATCCGCGCCCTTCTGCAAGCCTGCCAGATTCAAAACGCCTTGGTCCGCCAGTGCAAGCGCCATTTTGTAAAAAGCACGCGTGCGAAGCTTCGTATACGTATCCTTGCTGACTGGCGGGTCTAACACATAATTGTAAACCTTGTAATCAAACACATCGTCATCCTTTAAATAACGTTCACGGATGAGCAGCTGTTCGCGTTCATTCAAGCGACTCACTACGGCATCCACCATTTCGCAGTAGGCCAAGCGAGCGGCAGGAGCATCTACATTATATACAGCTGTCCGGGCCGTTGGATCACTTGTCACATTCGTTGGACCGTTCGGGCGATCCGTATAGCCAGCAGTAATAAAGCTTTCCCGATCCATGAAGGTAATTGTTTTATAAATCCGGTATTTCTCAAACACACCCTCCAATGCATTCTGCGTTTTGCGACGGTCCAATTCGGGTAAGTTATTTCTCATGTAAAGCAACACTCCTTATCTTATGCCTTTTGACAATGATGTATTTTTAAATGAGGATTTTGCACTTCGAAGCGACTGGAATCGAATTTTGCAAAATCCTGATATAGAAAAACGCTCATGTTTACAATTTGTTCCCCTTATGTTCGTATCTTGAGTATAACATAACATTATTTAGGATAGGTATCCATCGTCAAAAAAAGCAGTATAGCTCCAAAAACAGGATATTCGCTTTATTTTCCTATGCCTTTTGGCATATTACGTGCTTTTACTATTTACCTAATGGTATAATGAAACTAATTTCTATGATTCTCTTGCAGAAAGGAGTCCCCATTGTGGAACAGCCAGCATTCGGAACTTACTTAAAACAGCAGCGTGAGCACAAACAATGGAGCATCAACCAGTTGGCAGATGCTGCAGGGATTAGCAATTCACAAATTTCCCGCATTGAAAATGGACTGCGCGGAATCCCCAAACCCTCCACTCTCCGCAAAATAGCGGACGCGCTTAGCGTATCCTATACCGAAATGATGAAGGCCGCCGGATATTGGGGAGACGATGATTCAATAGAGCAAAATCCACATGAACTTTATCAATCTACTGTGCCGGAATGGGCAACCTCCAAAGACCGCCGGGATTTTAAAAAAATGCTGGAGGAAGACGACGAATTAATGTTTGACGGCATTCCACTGGATGAAAAAGATCGTCAACGGATCAAGGACGTGCTGACAGGTCTGTTCTGGGAAGCCAAGCAGATGAACAAACATAAAAAGCCCAAAGAGCCCCAAGCGGGCAAAGATCAGGGATAG